GCTGCAGGCAGAACCGCTGCCGAAAATCTCGTTCCCGACCCTGTAAGGAGTTACCCATGAAAAAGCTCAAACTGAGCGCGCCGCTGATTCTGGCGGTGCTGGCGATTGCCGTGGCCATCCCGATGACTTTTGGCATCGCCCCTGAAACCCTGGCCCTGTCCGCCGCTGCGGTGGTGGTGCCGGCTTTGTTTGTTGAACGCGCCGCTGTTCGTCAATCCTCGGCGCACTACCAGTACGGCCGCGCCGGTGAGGATGTCGACGTGGAGAAAGAGTACAAGCAGGTGCAGGCCGACCTGAAACAGGTTGGCGATGATCTGCGCCGCTACGCCGAAGACTCTCAGAAGGAACTGAAAGCGCACTCGCGGATGTCTGAAGAAACCAAGGCCAGCGTTGATAAGCTGCTGATCGAGCAGGGCGAGCTGCAAGCCCGCTTGCAGGCTGCTGAACAGCTGATGGTGAAGCTGGATCAGGGCGGTGGCCGCGAGGCACCCAAATCGATGGGTCAGCAGTTCACCGATCATGAAGGCCTGCAACTGGCGATGGCGCAAGCCTCCACCAGCGGCAAGATCAATTTCTCAGCGCCCGTCAAAGCTGCCATCACCAGTCTGCCTGGCTCAGCTGGTAGCCTGATTCAGCCTGAGCGTGTTGGCTTGATTTCCCCGGCGCAGCAGCGGCTGTTCCTGCGTGACCTGCTGAGCTGGGGCCGCACTGGCTCCAACTCGATTGAGTACGTTCGCGAAACAGGCTTCACCAACGGTGCCGATGTGGTGTCTGAGAATCCGGCTAACCCGAAGCCGCAGTCAGACCTTGCGTTTGAGCCGCAGATTGCCTCGGTAGCAACCATCGCTCACTGGGTGCCTGCCTCGCGTCAGGTCCTGTCAGATGTGGCCATGTTGCAAAGCTACATCGACGGGCGCCTCCGCTACGGCCTGAAGCTGAAGGAAGAGGCTCAGCTGCTTAAAGGCTCTGGTGTTGGCCTTAACATCAACGGGCTGTATACGCAGGCAAGCAACTACGTCAACCCGGGCGTCTCGGTGCAGGCTGAGACCGCTATCGACCGTCTGCGCATTGCCCTGCTGCAGGTCAACCTCGCCGAGTACGAGGGTGACGGCATCGTGCTGAGCCCGCTGGACTGGGCGGCCATTGAGCTGACCAAAACCACCGACAACAAATACCTGTTCACCACGCCGACTGGCTTGGCTGTGCCGGGCCTGTGGGGGCGCCCAGTTGTGGCCACTCAGGCGATGGATGCCGGTGACTTCCTGGTGGGTAGCTTCCAGCAGGGCGCTCAAGGCTGGGATCGCGAAGACGTGTCGGTCACCGTCTCCACCGAAGACCGCGACAACTTCGTCAAGAACATGGTCACCATCCTCTGCGAAGAGCGCGTGGGCCTGACCGTGTATCGCCCCGAAGCCTTCGTCAAAGGTGACTTTGACGGTCTGCCGGCCAGCGCCTGATAGCGCATAACCACAACGGGCGGGGCGCTGCTCCGCCCGTTGCGAGGACGCAACCATGGTTGAAGTAAAAGCACTGCACTCGTTTCAGCACAACAGCAAGAGCTTCAAGCGCGGGCAGGTGTGGGATGAGCACGAGTCCCAGGCCGAGGCGCTGCGCAAGGCCGGCTTGGTTACCTACAAGGACAACAAGGCTGACCCCCAGCAGGGGACTGGCAAGAAGTCGTCTGCATCGCCAGCGGCCCCAGCCTCACCAAAGCAGACGTCGAAAAAGTCCGCGCCTGGCGGCAAGAAAAAGCAGGCCGCGCGGTCATTGTCACCAACACCAGCTTCCGAATAGCGCCGTGGGCTGATGCCCTCTACGCCATGGATTACCCGTGGTGGCGCAAGCACTACGCCGAGGCGCGTGACACGTTCAGCGGGCGACTGCTGACGGTGGCCACCTTCGGCAAGCGCACCGAGCGCCTGATGGGCGACTACGGTCGCAACTCCGGCGTGGGGGCGCTGCTGGTAGCCGCGGGCTGGGGTGCCAAGCGCATCATCATGCTGGGCTACGACTGCGAGTACGCGCCGGATGGCCGGCGGCACTGGCACGGTGACCACCCGGCAGGGCTTGGCAACTGCGTCAGCATTGGCAAGTTCCCGTCGCAGTTTGCCCAGGCAGACCCAGAGCTGGTGGGTGTAGACATCATCAACGCAAGCCGGCACAGCATTCTCACGCTGTGGCCGCGCATGCAACTGGAGCAAGCCCTTGGTAACCCGAGTGTGCGTACTCAAAAGCGGCAAGGAGTACGGGCCGCAGCACGTGCAGTGGCTGGCGGCGCAGGTGCCGGGGCTGGTGTGCATCACCCTGGATGATGTGCCGGGTGTGCCGGTGGTGCGCCCCCGGCACGACTGGCCTGGCTGGTGGGCAAAGCTCAACCTGTTTGACCCTGAGCTGATCCCCGGTGACCTGCTGTATCTGGATCTGGATACCGTGGTGCCGGGCGATCTGGCTCCGCTGGAGAGGGTGGGTAGCACCACCATGCTCAGCGACTTTTACCGCCCGCAGCGGCCAGCCTCCGGGCTGATGTATATCGCCCAGGCAGACAAGGCCGCTGTGTGGTGCGCCTGGCTGAAAGACCCTGCCGCCCACATGCGGCGCTGCGTTACCACGCAGTGCTGGGGCGATCAGGGCTTTCTGGCCGGGGTGCTCAACCCGCAGCGCTGGCAGCAGGTGCTGCCCGGCGCAGTGGTTTCTTACAAGGTGCACTGCCGTGGCAAGGGCTTACCCGTCGGCGCTGCGGTGGTGTGTTTCCACGGCCAGCCAAGGCCATGGGCGGTTAATGAGGCTTGGGTACCAACATGATCACGCTGACTGACGTCAAGCAGCACCTGCGGCTGGACCTGAACCCCGACAGCGAGGCTGACCCAGAGCTGCAGCGCATGCTCGATGCGGCTATGGATCATGTCAGCCAATACCTCAACCGACCAGTGCCCTGGACGGATGAGAGCAGCAGCGAGGACGTGTTCCCTGCCTCGGTGCAGGCCGGTGTGCTGCTGATCGTTGGCGACCTGTATGAGAACCGGGAGGGCGCCACCAACGGCTCGGTGATTACCGCCAACCCGACAGTCGAGCGCCTACTGCACATGTACCGCGTCGGGCTGGGGGTGTGATATGCGCAACGGCAAACTGCGCCACCGCATCCGGCTGGAAGTGCCGATCAAAGAGCAAGATGACGCAACAGGCGAGGATGTCATCACTGGCTATCAGGAACTCGCCACCGTGTGGGCGAGCTTTGAGCCGCTGTCAGCTCGGGACCTGGTAGCCGCGCAGGCGGCTAAATCCCAGATCACCGCGCGTATCGTCACCCGCTACCGCGAAGGGCTGTCGGCAACCATGCGGGCAGTGCATCGCGGGCAGGTGTATAGCGTTCACGGCGTGCTGACAGACCCGAAGAGCGGGCGCGAATACGTCACCCTGCCGGTGAGCGAGGGGGTGCGAAATGGCTGATGGCGTCGAGTTCAGCCTGACTGGCGTGGATGAGCTGGTGGCCACCCTGCGGGAGGTCACCTACGAGACCAAGCGCAAGGGCGGGCGCACCGCACTGCGCAAGGCCGCGCAGCTTATCCGCGACAAGGCCAAGCAAGGTGCCGCCCAGCTGGATGACGCCAAGACCGGCCGGCAGATCGCCGCCAACATCGCCGAGCGCTGGAACGGCAGGCTGAACAAGCAGACCGGAGACCTCGGCTTTCGAGTGGGCGTGCTGCATGGCTCCGTTATTCGTGAGCGCGGCAACCCGGACCAAGGCACCAACGGCCCAACGCCGCACTGGCGGCTGCTGGAGTTCGGTACCGAGAAGATGCGCGCCCAGCCGTTTATGCGGCCAGCGCTGGAGAACAACATCGGCGAGGCCATCAACGTGTTCGCAACCGAATATGAAAAGGCCTTGGCCCGCGCCATACGCCGCGCCAACCGCCAAGGGAGGCGAGCATGAACGCGCCCATCTTTGCTCTGTGCAAGGCCAGCGCCGCCGTCACCGCGCTGCTGGGCAGCGCCCCGCTGCGGCTATACCCCGGCGAGGCAGATGAGGGCACACCATACCCCTACGCCATCTGGCAGGGCATTGGCGGTGGGCCGGAGAACTACCTGGGTGACTTGCCCAATATGGACGGCTACAGCCTGCAGATCGACTGCTGGGCAGAGACCGCCACCGCTGCGAGCAATGTGGCCAAGGCCATCCGCGATGCCATTGAGGGCAGCGCCTATGTGGTCTCGAATCGCGGCCTGAGCCGCGACCCGGAAACCAAGCACTACCGCTACAGCTTTGACGTTGACTGGCTTGTCGAGCGCTGACAGGTCGCCACCGAACAACCCGCCCTGTGCGGGTTTTTTTGTACCCAAAAACCCGCAAGGAGAAACACCATGGCAATGAAAACCCAGGGCACGCAGTTGTATGTGCTGCTGCCCACTGTCGCCGACCCGGCACAGCTGGAAGTGGTCAAGATCGACTGCATGAACAACTTCAACGGTGGCGGCAACCCGGCAGACCAGATTGTGGTGGAATGCCTGGATAAGACCACGCGGGAATACCTGCGCGGCATGCGCACCCCGTCGCAGGCGACCTTCACCATTGATGCCGATCCGCGCAATACCTCGCATGGCCGCCTGCACGTTGCAGCTGAATCGGACGACGAGGTTTACGATTCGCTCAAGTGGGCGCTCGGCTGGTCTGATGGTTTGGATATCGCGCCGACGCTCAACAGCGCAGGCGATGACTTCGAGCTGCCGACCACACGCACCTGGTACCTATTCGACGGTTATGTGAATGACTTCCCGTTCGACTTCCCGATGAACTCCACCGTCAAGACTGCCGTCGCTGTTCAGCGCTCTGGCCCGGCCGCCTGGATCAAGAAAGTAACCCCGTAAGGTGAACTGATGAACCTGAACCTCGAAACCCTCAAGCAGACGGGCGCCTTCACTGGCGCCCCGGTGGAACGCGAGATCACCTGGAAGCAGGGCGCGGAAGAGTTCACCGCGACTGTTTTTGTGCGTCCTCTGTCCTACCACTCTGCTGTGTCAGATGTGGCCGCGCTGGCGGGCGGGCGTGACGGCATGGCAGGTCGAATCGCGGCGTGCATCTGTGATGAACAGGGCAAGCCTGTGTTCACAGCCGAAGACATTACAGATGGCCCTGTAGTGCTTGGTGAGGATGGAAAGCCGCTTTACAAGGATGAGCCTGTGCTCGATCAGAGTGGCGAGCCGAAGTTGTCATCTTCCGGTAAGCCAGTGGTAAACCGAGTGCCGCTGCGTACCGGTGGGGCGCTCAATGGCAACCTCACCATGGCCCTGCTGACAGTCATTGCCGAGGTTAGCGGCTGGGGAAAGCTCCAGAGCTGAGCGATGAAGACGAGCTGTTCTGTGAGCTGGTCATGCACGGCATTGGTGGCCACAGCATAGAGCAGGCAAAGCACACCCTGACGCTGGCTGAGGTCAGGGTGTGGCAGGCCTACCGAGCCAAG